AAGGTATCGAGTCAGCAAGAAGGCATCCGATGATCGACCTTGAGCAGACGCTCGCCGTCGCGCTCGAATACCGAGAGAGGCTCGCTCGCGCGACTGACTCGCCGTCGCGACTCCGCGTCCTCTCCGATGCTCCGCTCTTCTCTCTGTGGCACGAAGTGCGAAACGAACTCAAGACGGCAGCGGATGAGATTGAATTGCTTCGCGCTCGCATCCGCGCTCTGGAGGGCGAGGATGCTTGAGTTCATCACGTCACTCATCGTCGCGATCCTCGTTTGGATCGAGAAGCGATTCGACAAAGGAAAGAAGGCAACCGATGGTCAAGAAGATTCTGACTCTCTCTCTCGTGCCGGCAAGCGTATTTCTGACGGCCTGCGGCCCAAGGACGGTTCTCGTCCGTGAGTCTTCGCCGATCCGAATCGGGCCGGAAGTGAAAGGCCATGTCTACATTCGCGAGAATGGAGAGTGGACACTCTCCGCGAATCGCGTCGAGATTCCTGAAGGCTACTATCTCGTTCCTCCCTCCTATGTCGACGAATAAAGCCAAGTCGCGCATTCAGCCTGCGCTCTCGATCGAGGGCGAGATGAATGTCCCGTGGCTGACAACGGGACAAGTCGCTGCACGTCTCGGAGTTTCGATGAGAACCGTGTCGAAGTGGATCGACAAGGGAATCCTTCGAGGGATTCGAATCCCGTTCTCAAAGGATCGCCGAGTTCATCCGCAGGCTCTCGTCGAGTTTGAGAAGTTGCACGGATTCGATCGAGCGCGAGGCAAGAAATGAATCGACTCATTCCGATCGAGCCAGACCATGACGATCCTCGCGCGTTGATCGTGCAGGCTTCAGATATGGCCGTTGTCTCGCCTTTCACGTCGGCGACTTCTGGAACTGGTGCAGCGGTTGCATTCAATTCCGTTCTCGGCACGATCGGCGCAGTCTCCGGCAGATACGGGATCGCATCGCTCGCGACCGGAACGACGACGACAGGACGCGCACAAATCCAGACTCCGCTTGTCGATCAAATCCTATTCGGATTCGGTCGTCTCTCAATGTCTGCGATGATCCTCACGCCGTCCTCTCTCTCGGATGGCACGAATCGCTACGGCCTGAAGATCGGATTCGGCAATCAGACGACGCTCATCACCGAGGCATGCGGAGGAGTGTTTCGCTATCGAGACAACATCAACTCCGGCAAGTGGGAAGTCTACGTCGTCGACAGCGCGTCGACCTTGACTCAGGTAGATACAGGCATCACGGTGGCCGCGTCGACTTGGTATCGCCTTGAGATCATCATCAATCCAGCGGCCTCGATCTCAGAGTTCTTCATCAACGGCGTGAGAGTCGCGACCGTGACCGCGAATCTTCAGAGCGGAACATCGATCACCGCAGGCCTTCTCGCGATGATCATCAAATCGCTCGGAACGACATCGAGAACTTTCTATATCGACAACCTCGAATTCAGACAGGAAGTGAATCGATGAACTTCGCGCAACTGGATTCTCGAAACGTGGTCATCTCTCTCGTCGTCGCGGATCAGAGGCCGGATGGATGCGTTCCGAACGATGGCTCGGCGCAAGTCGGCCTCATCTATGATCTCGGCACGTTTCGATATCCTCGATGGACGGCCTTCGAGTTTCTTCAGCGATTCACCGAGTCGGAACTTGAGATAGTCCGAGGCCGCGCTGTTTCCGATCCGATCGTCTGGCGGTTCTTGACCTTCGCGCAAGCAGCGCAGGAGATCGACGCAGGCAACGCGATGACGCTCGCAGGCATGGACTATCTGGTTGCAGTCTCGATCTTGACGCAGGATCGACGAGATGCGATCCTCGCCGCATAAAGGAGACATCATGGAGCAGAAAGAAGAAGAAGGAACGGTACTGCGAAACTTCTCGCAGGCAGGGCAGGATGTGTTCGTTTCGCTGACGCTCGATCGCAAGCAGAGCGGCCTCTTCGTCGACCTCGGCGCAGGCCATCCGCAGACCTACTCGAACACATTCGGACTTGAGAAGTTCGCCGGATGGCGCGGCATCCTTGCCGACATCGAGACAGTCGAGCAACTCAAGGCCGAACGCGATCCGCGGAATCTCTTCTACGGAAACGCGCTCGATCCGAAACTGATGGAAGACATCCTCACGCTCGCAGATGCGAACGAAGGGACGCTCGACTATCTCTCGCTCGATCTTGAACCGCCAGAGTCGACGCTTGCCGCGCTCTACGGCCTTCCGCTCGATCAAATGACATTCGCGATAGCGACGGTCGAGCACGATCTCTATCGCGGGAAGCATTCGATCAAGTTCGCGATGGAAGGCATCTTGCAAGGCTACGGATATCGCCGAGTCGCTGAGAACGTGCGAATGATCGCGAAGAACGAGAGCGGATATCTACTCGTTCCGGTCGAGGACTGGTGGGTTCATCCTTCACTCGTCGATGTGCATCGCGCGAGCGAAATCGCGGCAGACGTGCGGCGCGAGCAGGAGATCCGCCTGCTTGAAATCATCGAGCGATTGAAGGCGGAGGAAGCGAATGGGTAGACCTCGCGCACAAATCGACTTCAAACTTGTTCAATCTCTCGCCTCGATCGGATGCACTCATGCAGAGATCGCGACGATCTGCGGAGTTGCAGAGCCGACGATTCGTCGCCGATGCCGAACCGAGATCAACAAGGGATACGATGAGATGAGGATGAGCCTTCGCCGTTGGCAATACGAGAAGGCAAAGGAAGGAAACGTCGCGATGCTGATCTGGCTCGGCAAGCAGCATCTCGGACAGCGCGAGAAGATCGACGAGACGAGGCGCGAAGAGGTCGTCACGATCGAGCCGTTCGAGGCTCCGAAGCCTCGGCTCGCGGATAGCGCGTGAAGATTCGCGTTCCAACTCCTCAATCAGTTCTGCATCAATCGCAACTGGATGTCTTCCGTCGACTGCGGCGATTCAACGTGCTTGAAATCGGTCGTCGTTGGGGAAAGACAAAGTTCGAAGAGTTCGTCATTCTCAACGATGCGATTCGAGGCAAGCGCACGGCATGGTTCGCGCCTTCGTACAAGTACCTTGCCGAGCCAGTCCGCGATCTTGAACGCGCTCTCCTTCCGCTCATCTCGAAGCACGATCGAGTCGAGAAGCGCATCGAACTCTCGACCGGAGGCACGATCGACTTCTGGACGCTCGAAGATGCGGACGCAGGCCGAGGCCGTTTCTATGATCGAGTCGCAATCGACGAGGCAGGCTTCGTCGTCGGCCTTCTTGACATCTGGCGAGCAGCGATTCGACCGACTCTCGCCGATCGCAAGGGAAGCGCGATCTTTGCAGGAACGCCAAAAGGTACAGGCGATTTCCACCGTCTCTTTCTCGAAGCGGAAGGAGACACGACAGGCATTTGGGCCGCGTTTCGAATTGGCTCGATGTCGAATCCGTTTCTCGATCCTGCGGAAGTCGAAGCCATGCGAGCGAGTCTGCCGAAGGCGATCGCAGATCAGGAACTCGAAGGCATTCCCGCAGAGGACGGAGGCAATCCATTCGGCCTCGATGCGATCCGCGCTTGCATCGGGCCGATGTCGACGGCAACGCCTGAGGCTTGGGGAGTCGATCTTGCGAAGAGCCAAGACTGGACGGTCGCTGTCGGCCTCGATGCCGATGGCCGCGTCTGTCGACTCGAACGATGGCAGGCTCCTTGGAACGTCACGCGCGAGCGACTCGCGAAGATGATTGGAAATGCTCCGGCGCAGATCGACTCGACCGGAGTCGGTGATCCGATCGTCGAAGATCTTCGCAAGGTCTGCCGCAGAACCGAAGGATTCAAATTCACAAGCCAGAGCAAGCAACAACTGATGGAAGGCCTTCAAATCGCGATCTCGACTGCGGACATCCGCTTTCCCGATGGTTGGCTTCGGAGTGAACTCGAATCGTTCGGCTTCCGATACTCAGGGAGAAACGTCTCCTATGAGGCGACAGTCGGTCACGACGACGGAGTCTGCGCTCTCGCGCTTGCCGTTCTTGCGCGTCGAGCGCGAAGACCTCTCATGGTGAAAGTCATCTGATGAATCTACTCGCACGAATCAAAGCGGCGTTCACTCCGGAGAAGTACTTCAATTCTTCGATGACGATCCTTCGCGGCGAGCCATCGAAGCGATCGCCGTTTGAATATCGCGCCGCTGTGAATGCGTACCGATCATGGATCTACGCGGCGGCGAATCTGAACGCTGTCGCTGTCGCGAGTCAGCCTCTTCGCTTGTACGTTCGGAATAAGAGCCAGTCGACGAAACTCTGGAACACTCGCAAGGCTTCGCGCCGCACGAAGGCATATCTCTTCGGAGATCTCGAACAGCGACCGAGTCGATACGCGCTCACGAAGGCCGCAGAGTACGGCGAAAATTTCGAGGTCGTCGACGACGCGCATCCGATCCTTCAGTTGCTCTCGAAGGTCAATCCGTACCAGAACGGATTTGACGCGACAGTTCTCCGCGTTCTGTACGGAGAGTTGACGGGCAATGCCTACATCCATCCAGTCATCGATCAGCGTCTTGGCGTTCCGGTGCAACTCTGGACGATGCCTTCGCAATTCGTCGAAGTCGTCCCCGGTCAGCAAGGCGAAGACTTCATCAAGGAATATCGCTACGGCGCGACCGAAGAGCAGAAGCGCGAGAACACATATGCGCCGGATGAAGTGATCCATTTCAAGCGTCCGAATCCGGCGGATATGTACTACGGGATCGGCAAGGTCGAGGCCGCTTGGGGCGCGATCATGGCGAACGAAGCCATTCACGAGATGGATGTCGCGTTCTTCGCGAACAAGGCGCGGCCCGACTATCTCCTCGTCGTCAAATCGCCTGCACACGACGACGAACTCGAACGGCTCGAAGTCTCGATCGACGAGAAACTTCGCGGATCGAAGCGCACCGGACGCTTCCTCACGACGACGGCAGACATCGACCTCAAACCTCTCTCTTTCCCTCCGAAGGATTTGGCAGGCCGCGAGCAGATCGTCGAAGAGATTGCCGCAGTCTTCGGCGTTCCCGTCTCGATGCTGAAGGCGAATGATCCGAATCTCGCGAGCGCGACGGTTGGATTCGCATCATGGAAGCAGACGACGATCTTGCCGCTGCTCCGCATGGATGAGGAGACGCTGAACCAGAATCTTCTTCCTCTCTTCAATATCGAAGAGGATGCGTTCCTCGCCTATGACAATCCGGTTTCCGAGGACGAGCGATTCGCATTCGAGAAACTCCGCTCGATGGTCGCAGGCGGAATTATGACGGCGAACGAGGCGCGAATGCGCGAGGGTCTGGAGCCAGTCGAAGATCCGATGGCCGATGCGCTTCTCGTCAACGGACAGCCTCTCGGAGGGCCTGCACCTGCCGCGCCTCTCGGAATGGCTTCTAGTGCGCCGGACGGCCTCACGGGGCCTCTGGATGCCTCAAACGAGATCGAGGAGCCTCCGATGCTCCCGACACAGCCAGAGCAGAAAGACGCTTTGTCTGATTGCGTCTCGGAGAAGATTCCGAAACTGATCGCGGAGGGCTATCCGCAAGATCAGGCAGTCGCAATCGCGTACTCGATGTGCGCCGAGGGGAAGACGCTCGACGAGATCGAGACGAAGGCAATCGGCGACATCGACACTCGGCCTCCGCAGTCGGTGGCCGACAATGCTCGCCGCGCTCTCGAAGTTCGCGCACGGAAGCCAGAGAGCGAGCGCGGAATGACCGCAGTCGGAATCGCTCGCGCTCGCGACTTGATGAATCGAGTTCGCCTCTCTGAAGACACGATCCGCCGTATGGCTTCGTACTTCGAGCGTCACGAGGTCGACAAGCAAGGCTCCACTTGGGACGAGCAAGGCAAGGGGTGGCAGGCTTGGTACGGTTGGGGCGGCGACGACGGCTTCGCTTGGGCAAAGCGCAAGATCGAGGAGTTCGATCGCGAGCGCGAGCGCAACTCGGAGCGGAAGAAGAAATGCGCCTGCGGATGCGCCTCGAAGAACGGCGGAGGAGATCCGCCGGCAAAGCCTTCCGAGCGAATCAGCGGAAGCGATCGGAATCCAGAAGGCTCCGCGAGCGGTTCTCGAGGAGGAATCGAGATCAGCGAAGCCACAGAGAAGGCTCTGCGAGCGAAGGTCGACGAGCACAACGAGAAGCACGGAGACGAGAAGGGGAAGCGCGTCGATCTCGGAATGCTGAAGGCCGTCTATCGACGCGGCGCAGGCGCGTTTTCAACGAGCCATCGCACCGGAGTCGGTCGCGAGCAATGGGCCATCGCGCGAGTGAATGCGTTCCTCACGCTCGTTCGTCGTGGCAAGCCAGAGGATGCTGACTACACGACTGACTTCGATCTTCTGCCGGATGGCCATCCAAAGAAGAGCGATGCGAAGAAATCTGCCTGCGGGTGCGGATGCGACAGCGATCCATTCGAAGGACTCTCGATCGACGACGCTTGGACGAAGGCACTCGAAGACATCGCGGAAGAGATCGACTGCATCGACGGGAAGAATTGCGGAGTCGGATCTGAAGGCTTCGAGGAAGGCAACACTTGCGGAGGATCAAGCGGAGGCGGAGGCGGATCGAGCGAATCGTCTTCTGCTCCGAAGGAATCGAAGCCTGCGAGCGACAAGCCAAAGGCTCCGAAGAAGCCTCGCTCGTCAAAGCCTGCGAAGGGATCTCCTCCGGCGGAAGGCATGGCAAAGCCACAGTCGCATTCGGTCGAACTCCCTGCGAAGCCTTCGCGGATCACGATCGATGTCGCGGAGAATGCGTTTCGCGCAATGGGCTACCAGATGACAGCATGGAAGCCATCGGCGACCGGAACGACGGTCACGCTGAAGGATGACTCCGGCAAGGAATCGAAACTACCGATCTCCGATGCGGTGAATCTAATCTATGCGAATTCGAGCGATCCAAAGGCAAACGCTGCTCCGGCGATGAAGCCAAAGAAGTCTCTTCTTTCTGATCTCTGGACGAAGATGATCGAGGCCGACGAGATCGAACCTCCGCACGTTCTCACGAAGGATCTCGGCAAGGACGCGCTCAAGGAGTTCGACAAGATCACGAAGCGCGAGGATGAACTCGGGAAGAGCGTCGGTCGCATCTTCGATCGACAAGTCAAGGCCGTCCTCGAACGGATCGCAAAGCAGGACGCGCCAACGCAGGAACTCGCCGCAGAAGTGCAATCTCTTCTCGAATCGAAGAAGTGGCGCAAGGACATCGTCGACGCGCTTCGACCGTATCTCGAAGACTCGCTCGCGGCAGGGATCATCCTCGGAAAGACGACGCTTGAGAAGATGAAGGCTCTTCCGGTGAACTTCGACAAGCACGGCGAGGATCTCAAGGCATACGCTCGAACCGAGTCGATCCGTCTCGCAAATCGTGCGGCAGACTCGACGAATCGATGGACGGCAGTCAAGTTCTCGAAGGTCATCGGAGACGGAGTCGCGAACGGCGAGACGATTCCAGAGATTGCGGATCGCGTGAAGACGTGGGCCGTGAAGGACGGCGACGCGGAACGCGCGACAACTCGCCGCGCTCTGACGATCGCTCGAACGGAAGCGCAACGCGCGAGCCGACGCGCTGAAGTCGAAGCGTGGAAGGCATCCGGAGTCGTGAGCGGGAAGACGTGGCTTCTCGCGCCTGATCCATGCGAATTCTGTGAGGCCGCGAGCGATGCGTTCTCAAAGAATGCGATCGGCCTTGAGGATTCCTTCTATCAAAAGGGAGATTTGCTTTTTGGATCTCCAGACAAGGAAGGAAACCGACGAGAGATGCTCATGGATTATGAAGACATCGACGGGCCTCCTCTGCATCCGAACTGCCGATGCGCTCTTCAGCCTCGGCTCGATGACGAGTTCGAAGCAGAAATGCAACAAGCAGAGCGCGAACTCGCCGAAGCGGAAGCAGAGAATCTCCGCCAGATCATCGCGGAGAATGCAGAAGAAATTGCAGCGATTGACGCGCAAGTCGAAAGGATCATGCGATGAACGATCTCAAGCGGAAGGCACTCGGCGCGGAACTCACTTCGACAGCGAAGGGATTCACCGCAATCATCACGGCAGAGACGCTCGATCGCGACGGCGAGGTTCTGATTCCTGCGGGAATGAACTCGAAGGAGTTCGAGCAGAATCCGACGCTCTTCTGGAACCACGACTACGCCGAGCCAGTCGGAACGACGGTCGGCCTCAAGCGTCGAGAGCGCGACATCGTCGGCGACTTCGTCTTCGCGAAGCGGCCTGACGGATACTCTGGCGATTTCTTTCCAGAGGTCGCCGCTGCTCTCGTCGGTCAAGGCATCGTCCGCGCTGTCTCGGTTGGATATGTGCCGGAGGCCGGAGGAGTGCGCCGCGCGACGGACATCGACAAGAAGAAATACGGCGAGGATGTGAAGACGATCTACTCTCGGTGGAAGTTGCTCGAAGTCTCGCTCGCTCCATTGCAGGCGAATCCGGAGGCACTCATCACAGCCGTGAAGAAGGGAATCTGTTCGCCTGCTTCCGCGCGGAAATGGTTTGGCATCGAGCCTCCGAAGCGGACGGTCGTTTCGATTTCGATTCCGGCGCACTCATCTACAAAGACTGCGCGGTCGATCATGCTCTCTGAAACTGTAGAGCGCGAAATTGCTCGCGCTCGCGGTCGGCTCTGGCTCTGACGTTCGGCAACGCTCACGGCACTTCGCTTGAAACGCGGCCTCGCTCGGAAGAGAAGAGTTGTCTCTTTGAATTCGAAAGGTACAGACAATGAAGACTATGAATCTCGATCAGTTCAAGAACGCGCTTGAAAAGGCCGCTCGCATCAAGGGCGCTGACGGCGTGGCAATGCAGAAGAAACTCATCCTCGAAGGCTACATGGTCACCGATGCCGAAGGCATGGCGGTTGATCCAGATATGCTCGATGTGACCATCTCCGCCGCTGCTCCCGAGACTGCCGCGATGAGCGATCAGGAAAAGGAACATATGTCGAAGTCGATCCGTCGCGAAGTCGCTTCGCGTCTCGACGCAATGCCGCGCGGCCTCTCGGCAGTCGCCAACGTCGACGACAAGCCATGGGAACGCGCTCGCGTGTACAGCGCAGGCCGCAAGGCGTTCTCCTCGAAGGAGATGGCTTGGAAGTTCGGCACTTGGTGCCTCGCAACTCTCGGCCACAAGAAGTCGGTCGAGAATTGCAAGAACTTCGGAATCGCGATCAAGGCTCACACCGAAGGCGTGAACTCGCAAGGTGGCTTCCTCGTCCCTGACGAAATGTCCGCTGAACTCGTCACGCTTCGCGAGCAGTACGGAGTGTTCCGCCGCAACGCGAAGATCTATCGCATGACCTCGGACACGCTCCGCATTCCTCGCAAGAATACGGGCCTCACGGCGTACTGGGTCGGCGAAGCGATCGCCGCGACCGAGTCGACGATGGGCTTCGACAACGTGCAACTCGTCGCGAAGAAGTTGACCGC